TTAAATCATATTTTTACCGAGGTGGACGAGTTGTCCGATTACTTGAAGGTTTTCGGCTTCATCTTTTGAAAGTAACACGGGTGGATATTCTTCTTTATTATCTGAAATCAGCTCCACGCCGTCCCAGCGAATTTTTACGCGTTTCACCCACACGCTAGAACCGTTTTGCACTAAATAGATTTTATCGCCTTTGATTTCCTTTCTTTTTAAATCCACCAACATCTGATCGCCGTCATCAATTGTTGGCCGCATTGAAATGCCGTCTGCCCAAAACACGGCCGCATATTTCGGGTTTACGCCCAGTTTGCGCAGTAACGCCGCAGAATAAGGCGTTTGCTCGTCAGGCTTGGTTACGCCCTCATTAAAACTGCCAAAGCCTGCAGAAACATTGATAGAAGAATAGCTATCAATCATGATCACGTTTTCATTAGATATATCTACCTTAGTTTCATTGCTAGAGCCACTACCAGTAATGCTACCAATTACCCCACCAATAACGGCACCTGGCACTCCCGCAACCATAGCTCCTACGGTAGCTCCAATTGATGAAGCAACGGAAGGTATAAAACCTAGTGATTTTTGAACTTCCTTGGGTAACGATGAATAGTGATATTCAACCGCACCACCTTGTACACCGTCCTTTTCTCTTTTTATCCAGTTTTGTGTTCTAGCCCTCTTGTTTATTCCCTGAGGTGAATTTGGTAGTCCTTCCAAGTCCTTTAGTTCATTTGCTGAAAACCACTCTTTGGAGTTTCTCATAAACTTACCCTTCAGAAACTTTAGTTTCTGCCTAGTTTCCAAAATATAACCTATTTGATTATTAAAGCGCTTTAAAAGCGACTCTAAAAAATATTAATTAGTTTTCAGAAACCACTTGAGTTTCTGAAAACTTAGATGCATAGTTTCCATAGTTTCTAAAGAATAACACCTAAGATTTAATCTAAAGAGTAAGGATAGCACATTATGAAAAAGAGTAAAAAAAATATGCACCGCGCATACATCATCGCAATGATACAAGAGAAAGGGAAAACCTTGTCTCAATTATCCATCGAAGCTGGCTTACACCCTAGAACTTTAGGCAATGCGCTTGATCGCAAATATCCAAAAGGTGAACGAATTATTGCAGATTTTATCGGTATGAAACCTGAGGAAATATGGCCCGCTCGCTACGAGTAGGAGGATGTATGGAAATGTGGATTTCAGCTCAACAGCTCTCAGTTTTAGAAACTATGCCTAGTTCCCCACAGGTAAACAAGAAAGCAAGAGCAGGAAACTGGGAAAAAAGACAGGTTCAAGGCATTCGCGGTGTCGGTTACGAATACGCCTTCACCTCTCTCCCACAAGAAACCCAAGCAGAGCTTTTATTAAAACAACGTGCGGTGGAAATTCCTGACGTTTCAGAAACTACCAAAGAATTGAATTACCTTCCTGAAGTGATTTGGAAGCCCTTTGATAAGGCGACCGAGAAACAAAAGGAAGATGCGAAAGCAAAACTCATTCCATTGCATAAGTTAGATGATTTAGTGCGCCACAACGTGGCATTGATGATGGCGTTAGACATGGTTGCGCTTGAATTTGAAGTGGCGAAAGGGTCACTCAAACGCTGGTATTACAAAGTTCGGTCGTTTGAACGCTCTGATTGGTTGCCTTTGTTGTTAGATAAACATAACAACAAAAAAGCCGGCAAAGAAGCAGAGTTCACACCAGAAGCGTGGGAAGTCTTTAAAGCAGACTATTTCCGCAACGAACGCCCACAATTCGGCACTTGCTATGAACGCTTAAAACGAGCTGCCTGTGAAAACGGATGGACGATACCGTCGGCAAGCGGTGTAAAACGCAAAATTGAACGTGAAGTGCCGAAACTGGTGCAAGTGCAATTACGCGAAGGTGATCATGCTGTGATGCAATATTACCCATCCATGCGCCGCACGGTGGCGGAAATTGAAGCCCTCGAGTGGATTAACGGCGATGGCTACCAACACAACGTGTTCGTGCGTTGGCATAACGGCGAGATTGTCCGCCCTAAAACCTGGATTTGGCAAGACATTCTCACCCGCAAAATTCTCGCCTACTGCGTAGATTTAAGTGAAAACAGCGACACCATCCGATTAAGTTTGATGGATCTGATTTGGAAATATGGCATCCCGAAAAAATGCACCATTGATAACACCCGCGCGGCGGCAAATAAATGGATGACTGGGGGCGTGAAGAACCGCTACCGCTTCAAAGTGAAAGAAGATGATGTGACTGGGATTATCCCGATGCTTGGCATCGAATTGTTGTGGACATCGGTGCAATTTGGCAAAGGCCACGGACAAGCAAAACCAATCGAACGTGCGTTTTCACACGGTGGTTTAGGCGAATTAGTCGATAAGCACCCAAGCCTGGCTGGCTTTTACGCAGGCGAGAACGTTTACAGCAAGCCTGACAACTACAACGGCGGCAAAGACGGCGTGGATTACGGCACATTCATCATGGCATTAGAAGACGGCATTCACACCTTTAACGAACGCGAAGGCAGACAAACCGAAATTTGCCAAGGTATTTACAGTTTCAGCCAAGTATTTGAGCGCGATTACGCCAAGGCGAAAATTCGCAAGGCAAGCGCAGAACAAATGCGTTTTTTAATGTTGATGAGCGAAGCCGTTACATTGAGAAAAGACGGCACATTTGAGTTAGATGCTGGTGGTAAGGTCAATAATCGCAAAAACCGCTATTTAGCGAGCGAGCTGATTGCCACAGCGCACCGCAAGGTGGTGGTGAAATTCGACCCGCAAGACTTGCACAACAAAGTTCGGGTTTACGGTTTGGATGGCGTGTTCTTAGCCGAAGCGAAATGTACAGATGCGGTGGCATTTGGTGATAAAGCGAAAGGCCGCGAACACGATAAAGCACGCAAACAAATGGTGAAAGCGGTGAAAGCCCAAGCGAAAGCCGCACTCACAATGAATGCGCAAGAAGCGGCACGTTATCAGCCTCAATTCGAGGAAGAAGACGCACCGGAGCCGAAAATTATCGAAATGTTACAACGCGAAGGCACAACCATGCGCAAAGTGGCAGTAGAACTGGACGATGATGAATTAAACGAATTTGAACAAGGCTGGCAAAAAGGCCTTGAAATGATGAAAAAGGAAAAGGGGCTTTAAAACAAGTTTAAAGCCGATTTATAGGAGAAGAAAAAATGACAATTCATATTAATCATCAGGATACCACATTTCTTCACCAGCTTCGTTCAGAAACGGTGAAGCTTCGCCAAATTGCGAAAGCCACAAGGGTGAAAATTCGTAAAACAGATCAAGGTCTGACAGAAAGTTCAGCGACGTTTCAACAGTTTTCCGAGCTGATGAAGTCCGAACGATTTTTAACTCTAACAGCCTGTTTTGAATCATTAGTGCAATCGTTGCCATCCGCCAATGGGCATAAGTCGATTCAAGACGAAAACGTTCAGAAGACGTCTTTTCTAGCTGCTTGCGCGCTTTGGTGGGAAGACCAATTAATGAAAGCAGATAAGGGCGAAGGTGTTCCTCTTCAAATTCAATATATTTTTCAAGGCTTGGATAGTGCTTTAACGAGACAAAGAGCGCATCAAAATCCTTGGAATCCCAATCGGAAAAAATAACCTGAGCAGCATATTCGGCGCAGTAGTCTAGCTCTTTATATTCAACATCCATAGGCAAACTGTACAGATTAAACATAAATACTCCTAATAAAGAAAAGAAGGACACCATTATGACACTAATTGACCAAATCAAACCATTATTAGATAGCGGAACCTACTTTCAGCGCGACATTGCCGCACAATCCGGCATTTCCGCCGGAGCGTTGAGCGCGTATCTCAAAGGCACCTACACAGGCAACATCGACAACATCGAAACCGCCCTTGCCAACTGGCTCGCCACGCGTGAAAAGAAAGCAAAAGTGTTTGTAGAAGCACCGCACTTTATTGAGATTCCGACCGCCAAGAAAGTGTTTTCCGCATTGGATATGGCAAAAATCCTGCCGACTATGGTTACCGTTTACGGCGCAAGTGGCGTGGGCAAAACCAAAGCCTGCCAAGAGTATGCCAAAAGCAACCAAAACGTATGGATGATCACCGCAAGCCCGGCACGCGCCACACTAAGCAGTATCTTGTTTGAGTTAGCCCTTGAATTAGGCATTAACGACGCACCGCGCCGTAAAGACCGCCTAAGTCGCATGATTACCAAGAAACTAAAAGGCACACAGGGTTTGGTCATCATTGATGAAAGCGACCACCTTCCTTATGACGCGTTAGAAGAGATCCGAATCATTCAAGAAGAAACCGAAACAGGCTTTGCGCTGATTGGTAACGACAAAGTGTACACGAGAATTCAAGGTGGCGTGAATCAAGCGCATGAATACGCCCGTTTATGGTCAAGAATCGGCAATAACTGCGGTGTGAAAGCCAGCACCAAAGGCGACATTAAAGCCATTGCACAGGCTTGGGGCTTGGATATTGCTGACAAGGATTTAATGACCGTGCTTTACGACATCGGTGGAAAAGCAGGTGGATTGCGCGCATTAACCCAATATCTACGCCTTGCCGGCATGACAGCCAAAGGACAAGGCACTGTCATCACACTAGACCTTATTTTAACCGCCCAGGCACAAATGAAAGGAGCGAACTAATGGAAAATCCAGCGAAAATCAACCGCACTTTACGTGAACAAGCCAAACCGCACCCTGTGTTTGGTGGGTGCAACAAAATTGCACTGGGCTATTTATCGCAAACACAAAAATGCGTTTATGAACTAAACAAAATGGGGCTGCACGTGTTGAGTATTGATTTTGACAAAGTTAAACCACGCGTGCGCATTGAGCAAAATGCCATCACGAAGAAATTTGAGAAAACCGGACAAGCTCTAGCCTATATGCAAGGCAACGACGATGTGCATTTTGCTGAATACCAAATGATGGTGGAAGGCATAAAAGTGATTTGGCGCAGTTATTTACATTAAGGAGCAAACAATGACTACAAATTGGCAGAGGGAATACATCATGGAAGCCTATGCTCTCCCTTTCTTACGGAAAGGACTGAACATTAAGTGCGGTCAAGATAGCGGGAAAATCATTGGATTTATTAACGGCAAAATCAAAGTGAAATTAGATTCCGGTGGTCAAGCATTCTTCCATCCAACTTGGGAAATGATTTACCTCAAAGGCAACGAGGTGTTAGCAGATTTTACAACTAAAACAACAGGAGAAAACAATGGCTAAAAAAGCAACCCGAATTAAAGCAGACACATTCGTCGTACGCTACCAAACCCGTGACGAAGTGGAAACGGCAATCAAGGAGATCGGCGATTTAAACCGAGAACTAGAACGCCTTGCTATTGAGCAAAACGACAAATTAGCGGCAATTACCGAAGAATATGCACCACTCATGAATGAAGTGAAAGACAAAGCCAAACCGATGATGGAAGCCGTGCAGGCATGGTGTGAAAGTCGCCGTGACGAACTCACCCAAAACGGCAAAACCAAAACCGGCACATTCAACACAGGTGAAGTGCAATGGCGCCAACGCCCACCAAGTGTTGCCATTCGAGGGGCTGACAGTGTGATTGAAGCGTTAAAAACACACGGACTTTTCCGCTTTATTCGCACGAAAAAGGAAATTAACAAGGAAGCGATGTTAAACGAACCGGATATAGCCGCCACTATCGCTGGGGTGAATATTAAAACCGGTGTGGAAGATTTTGTGATTACGCCGTTTGAGCAGGAGGTGAATTAATGAAAGATACAACAGAACTTGAACGAGCTTACCGTTTCTATCAAAAAGCCAAACAAGATAAAGATGCTATTGCGTGCGGTTGTTTGAATGATGCTTATGAATGGATTTTTAACGAATTGAAAAAGCTGTTTGATAAACAAGATTAAAACCTATTTAAACGCTCTTTAAACCATGTTTTGAGGGGCGTTCATAATATGTTTTAACTAACCGAGAGGACAACTCATGGACGAAAAACAACAAAAACATAAAGAAGTTGCTGAAAAGGCGGCTGAAACCGAACGCAACGGCGACTATGAGAAAGCGGCAAGATATTGGACGAAAGCCAGTCTTTTAACTGCTAAATCTGCCGAATTTAACTGGTGCAACGCACGCTCACAATTTTGCCAAAGAATGGCGACTAGACCGTTTACAGGAGAATGATGATGACAGACCAAGAGAAAACAGAATTGCAACTAGAACAAGCCGTTCGTCAACTCACCCGCGCATTGCGAGAGTTGCAAAAAAATCAACCGCACTTTGCAGCGGTGTTTGTGGGTAACGTACAAGCGATGTTGCCAAAATTGAGACAACAGTTGGCGAGATAATAAAACGAAGATAAAACCCATTTACAGCCCATTTAAACCCATTTTGAATGGGCTGAATAATGTGTTTTAAAAAGGAATAAACAATGCATAAAACTAAACCAAAACTGATCCAGCTAATTCACATTGCCAAGCAAAAACTGGCAATGGATGAATTTAGCTATCGCGCTATGCTAGAGCGCGTGACCGGGAAAACATCATGCAAAGAAATGAGTGTGGCGGAGTTAATGAAAGTGGAAGCGGAAATGGAAGCCAAAGGATTTAAGAAAAAGAGCCGTAGCCATCATTCTCCAAGTGCCAAAAGTGCAGTGGTAAAAAGCAACATCGCACACAAAATCCGCGCTATTTGGATTGAAATGAGCAAACAAGGTCTTGTGCGTGACGGTTCGGAAAACGCTTTAAATGTATGGGTGCGCGGTGTGGTGAATCCGATATTAACTGCTCAAAATAAACCGCTTGCGCTTAATGTGGGCGCATTAAACGACCAAATGGCTGGTTTAGTGCTTGAACGCCTGAAAAAATGGCAAGCAAGGGGGCGTGTATGAAATTATGCCGTTGCCCGGTGTGTCATTCCGACATCAATTTAGACCAACTGTTAGAAGATGATGCAGGGCGTGAGCTGTTAAGCATCATCACCGAATTAAAATTCGGCGTAGCCCGTCCGTTAGTCAGCTATATCGCACTGTTTCGCCCTGAAAAATCCGCCTTGAGCAATACAAGGGCGGTGAAACTTATGCGCGATGTATTAGATCAGTTCCCGCCTTCACAACTTTTGGCCCACTCTTTGAGTGAAACAGTCAGTGCGGTGCAAAAGAAACGCCGTGAAAGCAAAAATCTTGCCCCGTTAAGTAATCACAGCTATTTAAAACAAGTGATAGAAACGAACAAGCCACTATTTGTCGGCATTGGGACATCAAAACCGGATAATGAAGAACGGAAAGCAGAACCGAAGCGGGAAAATGACATTGAAAACACCATCCTATACATTGAAAACTTTGCCCGCCTGGGGCAACCCGTTGAGCATTTGCCGGGCTATGAAGTGTGGAAAAAGTGGAAAGAACAGCAAAAAGGAGCGAAATAATGAGCACAGAAACCGATATTTTTGATGAAAAAGCCCCTGAAATTTTGGCTGATTTAGCCAAACACATTGAAACGCAGTTGCTTGCCAAAGTGAAACCAACCACAGAATTCAACGCAGAACTGGCAAAACAAATCGGTATTGAAGTTGCCGGACATATTGCGCAAATGTGGGGAGGTGAAGTAATTTACATCCCTCGTAACCTGATTTTGTTGTTAAGCGAACGTGACCGCAAGATTTTCAATGAATTCAACGGCACAAATCACCGCGAACTGGCACGCAAATACAACGTATCCATGCAGTGGATTTACCAAATTGTGAAGCGCGTCACAAAAGAAGAAATCGCCCGACGGCAGTTTGATATGTTTGGGGAAAAATAACCGTTAAAAGTGAGAAAAAAACGTCCGAAAGGGCGTTTTTGTTTGTCTTTGAGTTTACTAAAAAGGTAAAAATATTTTTATATTTTTGGTTGACTTAATATTTCTATCAAGTTAAAATTTTACCATCAACTAAGAACAGGAGGGGAATACTATGGCACTTACAGAATTTGGGAAAGCCGTTCGTAAGGCTAGAATTGAAATTAATGAAACCTTACTAAGCATGGCTAATGCGTTAGGTACAACAGCTGCATATTTAAGCGGTATGGAAACAGGACGCAAAAAAATCTCAGATAGTTGGGTAACAAAAATCCAAACCTTTTTTAAGAAAAAAGGTATTGAGATAAGTAACCTTCAGGAGTTGGCTAATGTTGCAAATGAAATGGTTCCTGTTAAAGGACTCTCATTGCAACAGCAAATGTTAGTGGCTGGTTTTGCTAGCTCTCCATTTACTCCTGAGCAATTGAAAAAATTTGCTTCTTTGCTAGAAGATATTAACAAACCACAGGAGTAAACTGGATGTACGAAATGCGAGGTAATAGAGTTGCACCTATGCAAGAAGTAGAAATTTCTCATATTGCGTTAAATGTGAGTAGCATATTAGGTTTCAATAAACGTAACAGAAAGCATTGCGACCGTTTATTTGAGCAATTGAGTGAATACGGAATCATTATTGATCCTATGTCGGATAAAGAGTGGGCAAAATACACTAATGATCTTACTCGTGGGCATTTCTACCCACCGACTAGGACAATAAGGATTCCTGAAAGGATTTACACGATGGCGTGTCGCGGGGAAAGAGATGCTTTATTTGTAATGTTGCATGAACTTGGGCATTTATTCTTAGGTCACAATGCAGTGTTACATAACGCTAAAGAAAGACCTACGAGAATAGAAGATGCAGAATGGCAGGCGGACACCTTTGCCGAGCGGATTTTAATAGAGATGGGGTACTACGTAGATCAGCTTTCTTTCGATTTCTATATGTAAAAACCCAATCACAAGGACTGGGTTTTAGGATAGTAAGTAATATTGACGTATTAATTACTATGTATAGTTCTCCATCCGCTGTACACTACATCGGCAAAAGAAGAACACCTTTGAAAACGGTGAAGTATTCTAAAACAAGTTGCATGATGTTGTCCATAGGTAAAGTGATGGTAACCTGAAATATAAGAGGTAAGCCTAATGGCTATGACAACTTGTTCTAAGTGCGGTCGTGTTTGCCCTCTAATTTTCCGTTGGACGCGTGAAGATCCGCATACCGGCGCAATTATTAGAGCTAAACACCGCCCTATGCCAATCCCGCAATGTGATTGTGGCAGATAATTAATTAGTTAATTAAAACGCCCGAAAGGGCGTTTTTTTGTGAGCAAAATAAATTTTATTGGAGTATGATTTTACCGAGCCATTTATAACTTAAGGATAAAACATGAAAAAACTGCTATATACCTTTTTTGTTGGTGTGCTGGCTTGTTCATTGACCGCCTGTTCCGAAGATGAAGACCAAAATGCGCCAACGTACGAGGAAACTTCGGATGTGCAGGTCGCCCTTTATAAATTGCTTCCGGAAAGTAGTGGTAAAACAGCAAGTTGTCGAAGTAGAAAAGTTGGTGAACATTACTATCTCGCCTGTAACTATATTTCTATGGGGGCAGCACCATCATCACTATATGTTTTCTATTATGACAAAGTAAAAGATCCGGTTAAACGCTTTTATGTGTTGAATGGTAAAGCTATGAGCCTATATAACGGACAGTTAAAATATGAACCTATTTTAGGTAACTATAAAGATAGTTTTGGCTTGCCTTTACCGGAAAGTATCAATATGGGCGAAGTAATGAAAGCATTCGAATTTATGCGCAAATAACTTCTTTAAATCACTTTAAAATCAATAAAACCCCATCCGTTTTAAACTCCTTTTAAGTTCACTTAGAAGGAGTTTTTTTATGTCTTTATCCCTACCCATCACCAAAATCGTGATCCACTGTTCTGCCACAAAAAACGGCAAATCATTACACACGGCAACACAAACCGCCGCTCAACGCATTGACGAATGGCATAAACAGCGCAGTTTTAAGCGTAGCCCCGTATTAGCCAAACAATTTAATCCGCATTTGCAACACCTCGGCTATCACTATGTAATCGATACGGACGGCACCGTTGAAACCGGTCGCATGGTTGGCGAAATCGGTGCGCATGTGAAAGGTCATAATCAATATTCGGTCGTCATTTGCCTTGTTGGTGGTATTGACGCAAGCGGTAAAAACTACGGCGAATACACCGAAAAACAATGGATTGCCCTGCATGCATTATTGCAAAAACTGGAAAGCGAATATCCCAGTGCACGCATTTGTGGACATCGTGATTTAAGCCCGGACATCAACGGTGACGGCACGATTACACCGAATGAGTGGATTAAGGACTGCCCGTGTTTCGATGTGTGGACGTGGTTAGATTCGGAAGAAGTCGTCAATTTCAACCATTTGTATTTAGGGTAAGCCATGAGCAAACGCATAAAAAACACTACCTCTCTTAAAGGTTGGGGGAAACTACAAAGCCTCTCATTGCAAACCAAGCAACAACGCAAAGCGTAACCGCGCAATCAATGGCGGAACGACTGCCGCACAAGGTTTTTACTTATATTGGAGTTACTAATGATTTCACAACTTATCACTAACGCCGATGGTCGCCTGTCAACTACTGCGTTTATCCAGTTCTTTGGCGCGCTTCTCATGGCGGGCATTTTGGTGTTTTGCGTATGGTTAAATCGCTCCTATGTACCCGAGTTATTCACGACATTTGCCCTCTTTTGTGGCGGTGGCGCGGCAACCAAAGGCTTTGCCACAGCAATGCAAAATCGCAGACAACAAGGAGAAAACAGTGATTAATCTTTATGTTATCGGTGCGGTGCTTGCCCTTGTGGTTGGCGGATTTATTCACAATCGCCTGCAAGCCGCCAAAATTCGCAAACAACAAGAAGAAATCGAATTCGTGAAACGTGAAGCGGCCGCGGTCGCCCAGGAGTTGGAAAATGCTAATACAGCCAAAAACATTGCTGAAACTAACCGCACTTTGTCTGGCAAGTCTGTTGATGAGCAGTTGCAGTCAAAAGGTTATTTCCGTGAAGACTAGCGGTTGTTCAGCGTTCGGCCTGATTTATCCAAGCCGTAAAGACACCGAAGAAACTAAGCGGCAGGTGCTGAACCATAACCTGACCTATGAAAAAATCTGCCAAAAAAAGGAACCTAAATAATGATAGAAGTACTGGATTTTGTGCAACGTCATTGGGCAATTGTAGTGGCGATTGGCGGGGCTGTATGGACATATTTTTGGCTGACGATGGACAGTAAATATGCTCGCAAAACTGATGTTGCTGACTTGCGCAGGGCAATTGAGAACAACGAAAAAAGCCTGTCGGAAGTGAAAGGCGAATTAAGACATTTGCCAACCTCAAAAGAGGTGGCTGATTTGCGTTTATTAATGACAGAGATGAAAGGCAAAACCGATGTATTAAACACAAATATCGGCAGCCTTAACCATCAAGTGAAGTTGTTAATTGAGAAAGAGGTAAACAAAGAATGATGCGCCAAGATATTTTCACCAAAGACCAACGATTAGTTATTCTGCGCTCTCTTGAAGAGTGTGGTTACGATGCAAATGAAAGTATTTTAAACGATTGTTTGGATATGTACGGTCATGATATTAGCCGTGATTTGGTACGAAACCACCTTTTATGGCTTGAAGAGCAAGGCTTGATTACCATCGCTAGACTCAATAGCAATGGAAAAGAATTTTTTGTGGCCACTATCACGCAACGTGGCTTAGATGTGGCACAAAGTCGCGCTTTCGTGGACGGTGTAAAAAAGCCAAGTCCAAAGATTTAAACCCAATTTAAAGGAGGTTTAAATGACCGACAAAAATACACGTGGCCGCGCAAGCAAAGTGGACTTGCTTCCACCTAATATCAAAACCCAACTGGCAATGATGTTGCGGGACAAACACCTTTCACAAGCGCAAATTCTTGAAGAGATTAATGATCTAATCCGAGATTGTGGATTAGATGAAAGCTATCAATTAAGCCGCACAGGTCTTAACCGTTACGCCAGCCGCATGGAACAAATGGCGAGCAAAATTCGCAATGCGCGTGAAGTCGCCGAAATTTGGACAAAACAATTCGGCGAGGCACCACAAAGCGATATTGGCAAACTGCTCATGGAAATCGTGAAGAATCTTGCCTTTGAAACCTCTATCGGTATGAGCGAAAACGGCAAGGCTGAGCCGAAAGATTTGGCATTGCTATCGTCAGCCATTCAGCGTTTGGAACAGGCTGAAAGCCTAAGTTTTAAACGCGAGCAAGCCATTCGTCAAGAAACCATTAAACGTGCTGCAGAAGCCGTGGAAGAAGCTGGTAAGCAACAGGGTGTTAGTTTGGCAGATGTTCAACAAATGGTAAAAGCAGTTTATGGCATCGAATAATACCGTTCTTTATGACTATCAAAAGTGTTGGCTGAATGACAAAAGCCGATTCAAAGTGGCGATGTTTGCTCGACAAACAGGGAAAACATTTACGACCACGTTTGAAATTGTGCTGGATTGTTTAGACGCCGAAGCTAAAGGCGAACGCACCCGCTGGGTGATTTTATCGCGCGGTGAGCGCCAAGCTAAAGAAGCGATGAATGAAGGCGTAAAACGCCATCTTGAAGCCTTGGGTATGGTCTGCGAAGTACTTGAAGTGCCTTTCAAAGACGATACCACCATTAACGCCCTTGAAGTTGTCTTCCCTAACGGTTCAAAAATCACCGCACTGCCTGCAAATCCTGACACCGCACGGGGATTTTCTGCCAATGTATTTCTGGATGAATTTGCCTTCCATGCAGATAGCCGTGAAATTTGGAAAGCCCTGTTCCCCGTCATATCTGCCGGTTGGAAATTGCGCGTGGTTTCTACGCCGAATGGTAAAGGCAATAAATTTTATGAATTAATGACCGACATGGACAACACCGAATGGTCGCGTCATACGGTCGATATTTATCACGCCGTGGCAGACGGTTTACCACGCAATATTGACCAACTCCGCCGAGGTTTAAATGATGAAGACGCATGGGCGCAAGAGTTTGAACTCAAGTGGTTAGACGAAGCAAGCGCATGGTTATCTTACGATTTGATTGATGCCGTAGAACATTCTGATGCCGGCAAGCCCGAGCTTTATCAAGGTGGCGCTTGTTTTGTGGGCATGGATATTGCCGCGCGTGGTGACTTAACCGTGATTTGGGTGCTTGAACTGGTGGGCGACGTATATTGGACACGGGAACTTATCACATTAAGACGCGTACCTTTGCGTGAACAGTTGGAAGAACTTAATCGTGTAATGCGTCAATACCATGTCGTAGCGGGTAATCTCGACCAAACCGGCATGGGTGAAAAAATGGTGGAGGATGCACAATACGAACACGGCAAACGCATTGCTGGCACCCTGTTTAACGTATCCACTAAACTCAAAATGGCGACCATCGGAAAAACGGCATTTGAAGACCGTAAAATTCGCATTCCGCAAGGCAATAGTGATTTGCGTGAAGATTTGCACAAATTGAAAAAGGTTACAGGCTCAAACGGACAGCCACGTTTTACTGCAGAAAGTGACAGTAACGGCCACGCGGATAGAACGTGGGCGTGTTTTTTAGCCTTAATAGCGGCAACGGAAGCCATTATGCAACCGGTAAAAGCCCACAGCCGCAAACCGCGCGCCAGTCGTAAAATGACCCAAGGATATTAACCATGACAGTGAAAAAACAAGATTTAATCGGCGTTATCGCCACCCGTGCAAAGGCTATCGACTTTTGGTCATTTATGCACTATTTGCCGAATCCTGATCCTGTGCTGAAAAAAATGGGGAAGGACATTTCGGCTTACCGCGAAATCCTATCCGATAGCCACGTGGGCGGCTGTGTGCGCCGCAGAAAAGCGGCAATCAAGGGGCTTGAATGGCGCATTACACCGACAGGTAATGAAAAAACAGACGAGATTTTGACCGCACTTTTTGACCGCTTGCCGGTGAGCCAAATCATCAACCAAATTTTAGATGCCACGCTGTTTGGCTACCAAGCTTTGGAAGTGATGTGGGAAAACCAAAACGGCTTATTATTACCTGTTGCTGTGGTGGGTAAACCGCAGGAATGGTTTGTGTTTGACGAAGAAAACCGTTTAATGCTCCGCACCAAAGATAACCGCACCGGCGACCTTGTTCCGGAAAAGAAATTTTTACTCGCAACTCAACAGGCCGACTACATGAACCCATACGGTCACGCAGACCTGGCGATGTGTTTTTGGGCGGCTACATTTAAAAAAGGTGGGTTCAAGTTTTGGCTCGAATTTATGGAAAAATACGGCTCGCCTTGGTTAGTCGGTAAACACCCTCGCCAAGCGCAATCCCATGAAGTGGATGAGCTGTTGGATAGCATGGAAGAAATGCTCGGCACTGCTGTGGCGGCAATCCCTGATGACAGTTCCATTGATATGCTGGAAAGCGCAAGCAAAAGCGGCTCATCCCAAGTATTTGATGATTTTCTGCGTTACTGTAAGTCTGAAATTGCTATTGCGCTTTTAGGACAAAACCAAACAACCGAAGCGGAAGCCAACCGCGCCAGCGCAACGGCGGGCTTGGAAGTGACGCTCGACATTCGCGATGATGACGCAAGTCTGGTGGAAAGCGTATTCAATCAATTATTGGCGTGGATTTGCGAGCTGAATTTCAGTGTAGAAACCCTGCCTACCTTTGATTTGTACGAACAGGAAAGTATTGACAAACTCCAAGCGGAACGTGACGGCTTACTGGTAGGCTTAGGCGTGCAGTTTACCGAACAATACATCATGCGCACTTATGGTTTTGAAAAAGGTGACATTGTGGTGCAAGAAATCTCCCCTAACCCCTCTTTACAAAAGAGAGGAACGGATAATTTTGCCGAACCAATTCCGAAATCTATCGTGGACAGCATTGGTGAGCAGTTGGAATTCGAAGGCGAACCGTTCGTGGAAGAATGGCTACAAACCATCCAGGATAAGCTATCACAAGCCGAAAGCCTGGAAGATTTTCGCAACCAATTAGACAGTTTAATCCCCGAATTGAGTTTTGCCGAATATGGCAAGGTAATGGCTTGGGCATCAACTACCGCACATTTTGCCGGTCGTCAATCCGTAGAAGATGAGCGCACCAAGTCTCCCTCTTTAGCAAAGAGGGGGTAGGGGAGATTTGGCGATGAAGTTCACTTTTGAAGAACAGGTCAAATATTTTGAAAAGAAACTCAATTTACCGACCAACAGTTATTTAGACGTGCTCGGCGAAGAACGCGACTACTTTTTTATGGTGGCTGGGGCAAACCGTAACGAAGTGCTGACGGCATTCCGTGAAGCGGTGGACGCCGCCATTGCTAACGGCGAAACATTAGAAGACTTTCGCAAGCGCTTTGATGACATCGTAGCACAAACAGGCTGGCAATATAACGGAGGTCGCAACTGGCGCACACGGATTATTTACGACACCAACGTTTATGGTGCATATAACCGTGGGCGTTTAAAACAACATTTAGACTTGGCGGATGTATTGCCTTATTGGGAATATCATCACCATGATAATGAACATCCGCGCGAAGAACATATTGCGTTAGATGGCACAATTCTGCCGGCGACTGATCCGTTTTGGCGTTATTACTACCCCATCAAAGCCTACGGTTGCCACTGTACCGTATCGGCGCATGATGAAGACGACTTAGCCGAAATGGGTAAAACCGTGAGCCAATCGCCTGAAATCGAATGGGAAGAAAAACTGGTAGGCGTTCGCTCCGGCAATCCACACGTGGTGAAAGTGCCGAAAGGTTATGATGTAGGATTCGCACCTTATAACTTTGACCGCTTAACGCAATCCCGCGATGTTGATGTGGACAAGTTGTTATTGCAAAAAATGACGACAGCAGAACCGCACTTAGCCAGTCTGCTGATTGATGACGTATTGAAAAATCCGAAAGCCATGGTGTTGCTTAATGGCGCAATGAAAGACATGGTGGATACCGTCAACACGCAAAAAATGGCGCGCGGCAATATGAAATATGTCGGCGTGATTCCGGAAAACGTGATCACCAAATTAGACAATTTGGATAAAACCCCGCAGAGTGCGGTGATTGCGGTGCGTGATGATGACGTATTGCATGCATTACGTGACAGCAAACAAGCCAAGGGAATCAGCTTGCCTGTAGAATTTTGGGAACAGTTACCGGAAAAACTACGTCATCCGAAAGCGATTTTGTTAGACGACTAACAAAAACAACCAACCCTGTTATTTGTCTATGAAACGGAACAAGGTAAGGTTGCGGTGAAGATGGACTATGAAATCAAACTCAAAGATGCATTAAGTGGTAAAAAACTACCACACAAATTAAACATGGTCAGAACAGCAAGTCGTTTAGAAGATTTAAGCGCGTTAGGACGTTTTGAAGTGTTATATGGAGAGTTGTGATTATTGCGGTGGCTCGCCTGATTCGAACAGGATAATGCGGGCTTTCGCCAAGCAACCTTTCCAGTAGGAAACCCCCACCGCACCACCAATATACGCCCAAGTTATTTTTTAATCAAGAGAAACCCATGTTAAAAATCACCTTAGACGACAACCAGGCAATTCAAAAACTCACGAGCATTGCGAGCCAACTACAGCACCCACGCAAACTCTACGGCTTATTGGGCGAAACCTTGAAGAAAATTCACGCCGACCGATTTAAGGCTGAAGTTGCGCCCGATGGTAAAAAATGGCAATCCCTTTCCCCTATTACACGGGAAATAAAAGGAAACGATCGGATTCTAAAACAAGGTGGTTATTTATCACAAAAGACAGCATACAATTATGATGATAATCGTCTTGAATTTGGTTCCGATGCAAAATATGCCAGATTGCACCAGTTCGGTGGCGTAATTAGACCGAAGAAAGGCAAGCGGTTAAAATTTGGAAAAGGGAGTAATACCGTTTATGCTAAACAATCTAAAATTCCTGCGCGTCCATGGTTAGGTGTAAATGCTCAAGACGAACAAAAACTTCTGAAAAAAGCCACCGCACTTTTGCAACGTCAAATTAACCAAAATTTGAAATAAACCCTAAAAATCAAAATAACGCCACAAATTCGCACTGTGGCGTTTAAATCTAAAAATAATACGATTTATCGTCTCAAAAAATTTAAATCGAATTTAAGCGATTTGAACCGCATTTAAAGCGTTTTAGATTTCAAGATAAAGTGTAATTTACTTTTAGCCCCAAATTCCCCTTCAAAACCTTTAAAGCAGTTTAAAATCCAAACGTCTCTTTTCCCCCTATGCTAACGGTATTCAAACGAGGATACCTTATGCAACTAATCGAAATTTTCAAAGCAGGCAAACGCACTGACGCAAACGGCGTGGAAGTGGAAATCACTACAGCTGATTTGCAACAAGCCGTTGATGCCTACAATATCAATTTTCACGAATCACCTGCCGTTATTGGACACCCTAAACACAATGCGCCCGCTTATGGTTGGGTAAAACGTCTTGAACTGGATGGCGATGTACTTAAAGCCGAATTCGACCAAATCGACCCCGAATTTGCGGAGATGGTCGAAAAAGGTCGCTTCAAGAAAATTTCTTCCTCTTTCTATCTTGCCAACAGTCCGAACAATCCTTGCCCGGGTAACTTGTATTTACGCCATGTCGGCTTTTTAGGTGCAATGCCACCTGCCGTGAAAGGCCTACGCAATCCGGAATTCGCCGACAACGAACAAGGCGTGGTTGATTTTTCTGATTGGGCAGAAGCCAGCCTTTGGCGTCGCTTGCGCGATTGGATTATTGGGCAACACGGGCAGGAAGAAGCGGATAAAGCCGTGCCGGATTATTTGGTGGCAAGCGTGCAGGAAGAATCCATTCGCAACGAATACAAACGGTTCAACCAACAAGATGAGGCAGGCTTTCCTGTGCCAAGCTTCAATGAACCGAATAACGATTCAAATCAACCTTCAGAACCACAAGGAGAACCTGAAATGACAGCTGAAGAAATTGCGGCGTTGAAAGCGGAAAACGAAAAGTTGAAAGCCGAAAAAGCCGAAGCATTACTAAATCAAGCCAAAGCCGACAACGCAGACTTTGCCGAAGGTTTAGTGAAAGCGGGAAAACTTGCCCCGGTGGCAAAACAACAGGCCATTGATTTATTAAATTACGGCTCGACTACTGCCGCTGGTGGCGTGGTTGAATTTGGCGAAGGTGAAAACCTGCACGGCAAAATCAAAGCGTTTTTGGAAGCGCAACCACAAATTGTGGAATTTGGCGAAGTGGCAACCAAAGACAAAGCCGCGGGCGCAGAAGACGGCACGGTGGAATATGCCGAAGGCACGTCAGCTGACGCCATCGACATGGACAAAAAATCCGTGCTTACATGAAAGAACACAATGTGGGCTATGTGGCCGCATTTAACGCAATCACTCAATAAGGAGCAAATGCATGACTGATTTATCAAAACAACGCGTCGTTGACCCGGTATTAACCGAACTCGCGCAAGGCTATTACAACGGCAATATGATTTCCGAGGTGTTATTCCCGGTTGCCGAAACGAAAAAAGAAGGCGGCAAAATCCCGACATTCGGTCGTTTGGCGTTCCGTTTACAAACCACTAAACGTGAATTGCGTGCGGCATCTAACCGTTTGACACCGGAAGATATTGGTTCATTGACCGTCGCTTTAGAAGAAAACGACATTGAATATCCGATTGATATTCGTGAAGTCAATGAAACCGAAGATGTATATCCATTGCGCCAATATGCTACCGGTGTTACTCAAGATGTGATTGCGCTTGGTCGTGAAAAATATTGTGCCGGTTTGGCTTTAGATGAAGCGAACTACGACCAAACCAACAAAGTGACTTTGAGTGGTACTTCTCAATTCACTGATCCTAACTCCGACCCGATTGGCGTAATTAAAGCTGGTATCCGTGCTATCAAACGTTTGACCGGTCGTAAACCTAACGTCTGTGCCATCTCTGGCGATGTTTGGGAAGTGTTAAGCGAACACCCGAAAGTGTTGGAAAAAATCAAATACGTGTCCACTGCGGTATTAACACCGGAAGACTTTGCGCGCTTAGTCAAAATTGACAAAGTGGTCATCGGTGAAGCTGTGTACGAAGAAAGCGGTGACTTAAAAGATATTTGGTCGAAAGCGATTGTGCTAGCTTATGTTGCCCCGCCGTCCAAAGAGAAAAAACAAAACATTTATGAGCCGTCATACGGTTATACCGTGCGTCGTAAAAAAGGCTTGTATGTGGATACCTACACCGAAGTGGGCGGTAAAGTTGAAATTGTTCTCACTACCGACATCAACAAACCGTACATTGTGGGTAAAGCCGCCGGTTACTTAATCAAAGGCTGTATTTAAACCTGATTCAAACCGCATTTAAACCCGTTTTAAGTGCGGTCATTTTTCACCTCATAAGGAAGAAATTATGTCTGAATTACAGAAATTACAAAAAAAAGCGTATTTGGTAGCCGCCGCGATGGCGATTTTGCACAACGGCAAACGCTATGAGCAAGGTGACAATATTGAGCTTACCGAAGAAGAGGCGGAAAACCTGTCGCTTTACGTGAAATTAGCAGAAACCGCAGGCGAACAACGCCAACAAGCGGAGCACTCTGCACAAGTAGAACAAGTTGTTGAAGAAGATACAACAACTGAAAAGGTAGAAACGGAAGAGACAGAAGAAACTCCACCGTCTCAAGAGCAAGAAAGCAAATCTCGCAAAGGTAAAAAACAATAATGTACATCTCGGCACAAGATTTAACGGAAGTGATGAGCGAAAGCACGCTGATTGCGTTATCTAACGATACATCACGCGCCACCGAAGTAGACCAAGCTGTGCTTACCAAAGCCTGTGCTTACGCCACAGAAATCGTGGATGGGTATTTACGCTCTCGTTATGTGTTGCCGTTAAGCCAAGTGCCGATCCTTGTACGCAATATTTGTTTGCAACTGGCGCGCTTCTGGTTGTATTCCCGCCGTCCGGAAGGCAAAGGCTTTCCGGATAACGTGAAAGAAACTCATACGCAGGCTTTGAAAGATTTAGAGCGGATTCAAAACGGCAAGCTACACCTCGGCTTAACCGAACTAGGCTCGGCAGATGATGATAACTTGCCGTCCGCCCTTAAATTCAAAACAAAGGTTCCACAGAAACTGGATTTATCAGGATATTAAGATGAGTGCCACTCTCCCGATCTTAGACAGCATCCGCAAGCGGATTGAAGACAAAACGGAACAGTTCAGCATTGAATTATTCCCTGATGATTTAGAACACTACAACCTCACCGACGAATTCGGTGCGGTGTTGGTGCAGTACGCCGGCTCGAAGTTTGAAAGCATTGACAGCGTGGACATTATCCAACAACGCCGCGTGGTAATGATTGCCCTCACGGTGATCGCCCGCAGTCAGCATGATGACCACGGTGCGGTAGATATGTTGGATAAAATTCGCCTTGCCGTAGTGGGCTTTAAGCCGACCAACTGCACCGCCTGTAGTTTAGTTAGTGAGGAGTTCGCCGGTGAAGCGGACGGACTTTGGCAATATCAGCTGATGGTGCAAACGGAAACGTGGCAAGTGGAGCTTTGCGAATCCAAAGATTTACCTAAATTTACCGCCGCACTTCATCGCCGTGCGGATAAACATAATCCCAAACAACCATAGGAGAAAATTATGGCATTCCATCATGGGACAGAAACAAAACGTGAAAACGGTGGTTCTGTTGCTGTAAGTACCGTCGATGGCGCAATTATCGGTATTGTCGGCACAGCCCCAATCGGCGCAGTGAATGATCTCACTGTATGCCAAACCACTAAAGACTTTTCAAAGTTTGGAGTGATCTTAAATAAAGGCTTTACGCTGCCTGATGCCTTTGACATTTTGGCTCGTTATGCCTCCGGTAAAGTGTATGTAGTCAATGTATTAGATCCAACCAAACACAAAACCAATATTACTAATGAAGCCTTGACGCAAGACACCAACACTTTGCGTGCACAAACCGCTCACCCGGGCTTATTGAATTTAACCTTGGTGTCCGACCGTACATTAACCGACGGTACGGATTACAGCGTGGATATGCAAACCGGTGAAATCATCTTTAAAGAAAAACACACCGAATTAAAAGCCACCTACGACTATGCCGACCCAACGAAAGTCACAGAAGAAGACATCAAAGGTGGCATTGATTCAGTCACCGGCAAACGTAAAGGGTTTGAGCTATTGCGGAACGGCTTTAACCTTTACGGTGCGGACGCAAAAATTTTGATTTGCCCGGAATTCGACAAAACCGCAAGTTGTGCAGCAGCCTTGGGTACGCTTGCAGATCAACTTCATGCAAAAGCGTATATTCAGTTATCAAAAAGCACATCGATCTCTAAAGCCATTCAAGGACGTGGCCCGATGGGGACAATTAATGCGTCAGCGAGTAATGAAAATGTTCGACATTTTTATCCTTATGCAATCGGTTCAAATAATGAGTTAGAACATTTTGCTACCCACGCGGCAGGCTTGAGAATGAAGGTGGACGTAGAACATGGTTATTGGTTTAGTACCTCAAATCGCGAATTAATCGGTGTGATTGGTATGGAAGTTCCACTGACTGCGCGTGTTGATGATAAGCAATCCGAAACTAACCAGCTTAACGCAGTAGGCATCACAACCATTTTTAACTCATTTGACACAGGCTTTCGCTTGTGGGGAAATCGCTCATCTAACTTTCCAACAGTTACCCATATCAGCAACTTTGAAGTGGCTTCACGTACGGGCGACATTATTGACGAATCTATTCGCCAAGCAGAATTACAGTTTATGGATTTACCGGTTGATGAAGCTTTAGTTGATAGTTTCATTGAAACGATTGATACCTTCATGCGCTCACAAAAATCTCTTGTGGGGTATAGCGTAGGTCTTGACTATGATGAAGACTTGGTCAACGAATTTAGTCAAGGCCATATCCCACTGGTGTATGACTACACTCCTAAACTACCAGGTGAGCGCGTAACTAACCGTTCGGTAATGACCCGTAAATACTTAGCAAACTTGGTTTCACAACGATAGGAGTAAGAAACGATGAGTATTTCAATTAACCAAATTGTGAATGCCAATGTGTATATCGACGGCAATTCTCAAATGGGTAAAGCACAAGAATTCAAGATTCCTAATATTGAATTTGAGATGATTGAGCATAAAGGATTGGGATTATTCGGCACAATTAAATTACCGTCGGGAGCCAATGCAATCGAAGCTGGTGTGATTTGGGATAGTTTCTATCCCGAGGTGCGAGCCAAATTATATAACCCATTTAAAAATATTCAATTAATGTGCCGTTCTAACTTACAAGTTTTTGATGCAAGGGGTTTATCAGCCGAAGAAGCAATGGTAACCATTATGAATGTATCATCAGCTAAAGTAGGAGGTACAGGTATTAAAAATAAAGAAAATTCTGCATTTGATGATACCTTTACAGTAAATTCAATTAAGCAAACTGTGGCAGGCAAAGAAATCCTGTTTATTGATTTGTTTGCCAACATCTACCGCGTAAACGGTCAAGATGTATTACAAAAATACCGCACGAATATTGGGCAGTAATTCTTTAAAGCAGTTTAAACGACCTTTAAAGCCCATTTAAGTAAACTCCTTTGTGAAAGTTAAACAATCTCACAAAGGAGTTTTTTATGTCCGAAACTATTCTCACACTGAATTACCCTATCCAAGAAGGGCAAGGTAACACCCTCACAGAATTAAAAATCCGCCGTCCGAAAGTCAAAGACCTGCGCAAAATGAAAGGTGCGACCGAGGTGGAACAAAGTATCAATATTCTCGCCATCGTTACGGGGCTTGTGCCGGAAGATATTGACGAGCTGGATATGTCCGATTTCCAACGTGCGGCAAAAGTCATTGAAGATATGCAGGCGGGAAAGTCAATCTAGAAAGCCTAAATGCAGCATTAGCGGATTTGGCGTGGTGGTTTGGCTTTGCACATAGCGAATTGGAAGATATGACGTTAGATGAAGTGTCGCGTTGGTTAGAACAAGCTAATAGACAGATAAAAGCCAAATACACAAAAGCCGCTATTTAAGCGGCTTTGTTTTTAATGTCTGAACAGGGTTTGTGCTGTGGTGAATATACCGGTAAGAGAGGTAATCACCACTTTTACTGCAAAAGCAAGTGCCGCGCCGATTAATCCCCAAGGCAACACGAATAAAAAGGCCGAAATGGCGATGGCAATCCATGTCAATTCGTTGCTTTCGCTATAAAACGACAGGAAGCGATACAGGCTATAACCGTAGCCTGAAACGGCAAATAAAAACACAACGGCTTGTGCATTTTCAATCAGTTTTTCACCTTGCATTTTTACCCCCTTATTTAACTGGACGGGACTATAAACGATGTCAAATAAATTAGCAATCGGTTTAGTGATCACAGCAGGCGTAAGCGGTGCAATTAAAGGCATTCGTTCTGTTTGCAGTAGTTTTAAGATCTTACAAGACCAAAGCCTTAGCACCACCAAGAAAATGGGGGCGTTGGCAAAAACGGGGCTTGCGGGCTTTAGCACCCTTGCGTCTTCTGCCACGGCTGTGATGGGTTCTATTCGCGGACTTGCTGACCCGGCAATCAAGTTTGAAAGCGCTATGGCGGACGTGAAAAAGGTTGTTAATTTTGACACGCCGGAGCAGTTCAAAGAAATGGGCAATGATATTCTGAAACTGACCCGCACTATTCCTATGGCAGGCGAAGAAATCGCCGCTATCGTTGCCGCAGGTGGTCAATCAGGTGTCGCACGGGAGAATCTATTAGGCTATGCCAAAGATGCGGCGACCATGGGTGTCGCGTTCGATATGGCGGCGGGTGACGCCGGTGAGGCCATGGCAACCATGGCAAACGTACTCGGCAAACCGATTACCGAAATGGCACAGTTCGGTGATGTCATCAACCACTTGTCCGATAATGCCAATTCAAAAGCGAAGGATATTGTTAATGTCATCACACGTGTGGGTTCCGATACAAGAATGCTCGGACTATCCGAGAATCAAGCCGCTGCACTTGGTTCCACTTTCCTTTCCATGGGTAAGGCTCCGGAACTCGCCGCGCAGGCGGTGAAAGGAATGTCTTCGGCATTTCTGCAACTCAAAGCAGGCGCACACGAGAAAGAATTGAAACAGCTCGGCTTTACGACAAAAAGTTTCGCGGCGGCAATGAATAAGGACGCACAAGGCGCGATTTCTTCTTTCATTGAGAAAATGAAGAAAATGCCGAAGGATAAGCAATATCCGCTCCTTGCCAAAGTGTTCGGCAAACAATATGCCGATGATGTGTTGCTGTTGGCGCAAAACACCGGTGAATACAATCGGCAGTTAGGTTTACTGCAAGAAACTGATGCAAACGGTAATTTGAAATATATCGGATCCATGCAACGTGAGTTTGAAAACCGCAGTAACACCACGGAAAACAAGCTCACCAAGCTGAAAAGTAGTTTGGCCGAAATTGCCACTAAAATTGGCAATGCATTTCTGCCGGTGATCACGTCTTTTGTTGAAAATATTACTCCGGTGATTTACAGCATTACTGAATGGGTAGATACCAATCCTCAACTCATGGAGTGGGTTTTGACCATTGGAGGCGGAATTGGTGCGGTGGTCGGCGGCTTGTTGACGTTACATTCGGCGTTTTCTTTTGTCTCCGCCGGACTGTTGCCATTTATAAAAGTAGGTAAATTCTTAGGGGGCTTTTTAGGTAATTTTCTGTTTTCAGCAATTAGTAAGTTATCGCTCGGTTTGGGCTATTTAATCGGCTATGTGATTAAAGGCGCAATGATGTTCGGCAAAGCCATTTTAATGATGAGTAGAGCCTTGCTCACTAATCCCATCGGCTTATTGATTACCGGTATTGCGGTTACCGCTTATCTGATTTATGACAACTGGGGAAAAATCGGGCCATGGTTCGCTGAATTGTGGCAGACCGTTTCAGGTGCATTTTCTTCTGCTTGGAGCAGTATCACGAATTTCTGTTCCGAAGCATGGGCAAACATCAGTAATTTCTTCACCTCCGGCATTGGCAACATTACCGCCACAATCCTGGACTGGTCGCCGTTAGGTTTGTTCCAGCAAGTCTTTTCTACCGTGCTTTCTTGGTTCGGTATCGATGTACCGAGCAAATTCAGCGATTTCGGTAAGAACATGATTGACGGCTTAGTAAACGGCATTAAAAACGCATGGGAAGGTGCGAAACAAATCGTTTCCGACCTTGGCGAGAGTATTAAAGGTTGGTTCGCCGAAAAACTTGGCATTCACTCACCAAGCCGCGTATTTAAAGGCTACGGCGTAAATGTGGTGGAAGGCTTGGCAATCGGCATGAATAAATCCATCCCGATGGCAGAAGATGCCTCCGATAACCTATCAAGTGCGGTCGGTTTAAACGGTGTTTCACACAACACCGGGTTGCTTACCAACTATCAGCCATTAAACCGCGCAGAAGTTATGTCATCGGCAACCGCACAAGCCCAAGGCATTACGGTGTATTTTAACCCGACCATTAATGTGAATGGTGGCGAGAGAAACGGCGTTTTAAATCAAGTTGAACAGGGCTTAAAGATGAGTTTAAGCGAGTTTGAAATGATGTTAAAACGCGTGTTAGACCAACAACAACGGAGAGCCTATTAATGTATTTTATGTTAGGGAAAGTGGCATTTGAACCCGTTGATTTAACAGATTTCAACGAAATCCATTCCGCCGATTTTGCCGAACACGCAGTGTTAAAAGGCAAACCGCGCTTGCAAGCTATAGGCGAAAAACTCACTGAGCTTTCTTTTGCCATTCGTCTGCATCATAAAATCGGCGGTGTAGAAAAACGGTATCAAGCCTTGTTATCTGCTCAATCCAAACAGGAAGCCATGCCGTTGATTATTGGGCGCGGCAAATACAAAGGCAATTTTGTGATCACCGATATTTCCTCTGCGACCTTGTTTACCGACAAGTTCGGCAATGCGTTAGCACGCGAAATGAATATCACCCTGCGCGAGTTTGTTGGCGATATGGATAACAATCCATTGGGCGCAGCACTGAATTTAGGCAGTAATTCCCTATTAGGGTCTATCTTGCCGGAAGGTTCGGTGAAAGCCTTGTCCGAAGTAAAAGAAACCGTGCAAAAAGGCGTGGAACTGTTTAATCAAGGCAGACAAATTGTAGATGAAGTCAGAAACACCATCGCCATCGTGCGTCAATTAGCCGATGACCCGATGGCCGCTCTTGCCTATTTGCCAGGCGTGTTGGGCAATTTAGACGGCGCGTTAGGCAGTTTCGGTGAACTCACCGGAATGTCCGGATTGTTCGAAGGTATTCGTGATGTCTCACCGGCAATCAGTGAGTTCAGCCAAGAAGCCAACGGTATTTATGCCGATTTAATGGTAATGAAAGACAGCCTAACCTTTGGCAGTCAATCAAACGGCAGTAACTGGGACGGCTGGTTTAAGCCTGCGGATAATGCGTTAAGCAATATTAACGAACGTATTGATAATGTCGCCGCACCTGTCGCCACTATGACGGCATGGATTGTTTTACGCAAAGACGAGGACGTGACACATGACACAGCAGACCGTACTTAAACACACCGTAAAACAAGGCGAACGTTGGGATAATCTCGCCTATTACTACTACGGCAATGCTCTGGAATTTGCACGCATTATCAACGCGAACCCGCACATCAGTTTGTGCGAGGTGTTGCCTACCGGCGCGACCGTTTATATTCCGGTGTTAGACATTAAACCGACTAATAACAAATCTATGCCGCCATGGCTAAGAGGTGGTGATGAATAATGTTCCAATGCCTGATTTCTCCATGCTGTATGAAAAAACCAACATCACGGCAGATATTGAACCGCATTTGCTTGAGCTGACTTACACCGACAATCTGGAGGGTGAATCGGACGAATTGACGGTTGCCTTTGAAGACATTAGCGGTAAGTGGATTCGGCAGTGGTATCCGACTCAAGGCGATAAGCTCAAAGCAGCTATCGGCTATAAAGGCGCGCAGCTCACCGACATCGGCGCATTTGAAATTGACGAAGTAGAATACAACTACCACCCGTCATATATTCAAATCAAGGCATTAAGCACCGGCATTGCTAAGGCAAACCGCACGTTAAAACCGAAAGCCTATGAGAATACTACGCTGAAACAAATCGTCGGCATCATTGCCGGGCGTTTAAAATTGAAAGTGGTCGGTACGATTAAAAACATTCCGGTGAAATGCGTCACGCAATATCAGGAGCGTGACGTGGAATTTTTGGCACGCCTTGCCCGTGAATACCACCACAGTTTCAAAATTGTGGGCGACCAGTTGGTTTTTACCGATAAAGACGAGCTGGGCAAAAGTGAAGCGGTGGTGACATTGGAAGAAAAAGACACGATCTCTATCAGCTTGCGCGATAGAATCAAAGACACCGCGAAAGAAGTGGATGTCAGCGGTTACGACGCCAACGGCAAAAAAGTCATTAAAAAACGCAAAAAAGCTAAGGCTCTGCGTGAAAACATGAAACAGGCGCAAAACGCAAGCGGCGACACATTAAAAGTGGTGACACGCGGTGAAACGCAAGAGCAAATTGACGCACGTGCTGATACCGCACTAGCGGAACAAAATGACGACCAGACAGCGGGCAATATCACGGTGATCGGGAATCCGAAATTAGTGGCGGGCAGTACGCTTGCGTTGCGTAATTTAGGCATTTTTAGCGGTAAATACCTGATTAAATCTTCCCGTCACAGTATCGTGCGTGGTGGAGGTTACACCACAAGCATTGAGGTGCGAATGTTGGAATTTATCCCGGATGATTTACTTAACACTGGCGCATTAAGCGAGGCGACACAGGAGCGAGATAATGAACACCCATAATTTTGGTGCAACCTATCAAGAAGGGATCGTTTCAGCCGTTGATCCTAAAACACACAAAGTGCGGTGCAAAATCCCCGCGCTTGAAGATTTGGAAACGGCGTGGCTTTCGTATCTCACGCCCAACGCAGGCGGTAATCAGTTTTACTGTTTGCCTGACGAGGGGGAATTGGTCGCATTACTCCTCGATGCGCGAGGTGAAGGTGGTTGCGTCTTAGGCGCAATCTACAACACGCAAGACCCGACACCGACGGGCGACAGTAACATTTGGATGAAGAAATTCGCGAACGGCACGGTAATTAAGCACGACCGCAAAAGTGGCAACATCGAAGTGTCTGCCGTGGGTGATGTGCTGATTAAGTCACCTTCGAAAGTTACCATTGATTGCCCGGAAACCGAAACCACCGGCAACCTGCTGGTGAGTGGTTCCTTAACCTATATGAAAGGCATGACAGGTAACGGCGGAGGCTCCGGTGCGACGGCAACCATTAACGGGTCGTTAGAAACCAAGGGCGGTGATGTGAAAGCCGACAATATCAGCCTGAAAAAACATAAGCACACTGAACAAGGCGATGGCAAACAGACCTCCGCCGCACAGTCATAATTCTTTAAATCAGTTTAAAATCCAGCCCTCTCATAGCCTTGTATCATCAAGGCTATGAACACACAAAACACACTCCTCACAACACACTGGCAACTTGCACCAAGTCTTGATTCTCAAGCGGTGCAAGGCGTTGATGACATTCATCAGTGCATTGACCATATTCTTTCCACGATGAAAGGAACAGATGTGTTACGTCCTGAATTCGGCTCCGACCACTTTCAATATATCGACCAGCCGGAAGACATTGCCATTCCCAACATCGTGCGGGAAATCACACTTGCTCTGCAACGTTGGGAAAAACGCATCTACATTGATTCAGTGGACGTTGACGGCATGGCTCCGCACTTTGAATTTGTCATCCACTGGTCGCTCACCGAGGATGTGTACCGTGAAATCTATGTCACGAGGGTCACGCAATGAATAGATATGATGTGAAAGTCGTTGATGACAACGTAGAAAGCATTTTACGCGCCGCTATTGCGCAGTATGAAAAACGTACCGGCAAAATCTTACAACCGGCACACATTGAACGTTTACTTATTAATGTTTATGCCATGCGTGAAAGCCTAGCAAGACAAGGCATTAATGAAGCGTTTCGCCAAACCTTCCCGCAATATGCCACGGGCTTAGCATTGGATTTATGCGGTGAAACATTTGGTTGCTATCGCCTGCTGGATAAACCGGCACGCACAATTTTGCGTTTTAGTATCACAGGCGATCACCCATCCGTTTTAATCCCCAAAGGCACGCGTGTAGCGGTAACAGATGACATTGAATTTATCACACTTAATGATGATGTGATCACTCCATTAATATCTTATGTGGAAATCGAAGCCGCCTGTAATAAAGCAGGTAAAGTCGGCAACGGTTGGGAGCTTGGTCGTGTAAAAACACTTAAAAGTGCGGTTAATTTTGCCGGTGAAATTACTATCACCAATATTGATGTGCCAAGCGGCGGTTTAGCGCGCGAAGAAGATGATGACTACCGCAAACGAATTCTTGCTGCTCCAGAAGCCTTTACTAGTTGTTGCTCAATCGCGGCTTACGATTATCACACTCGAGCGGTGTCACAAGACATCGCCGATGTAAATGTGTCTAATCCACGTGGCGGTTTAGTGCGCATTACCGTGCTCACAAAAACAGGCTTGCCCGACAGTCGTTTGCTTAATGATGTAAAGCAATACGTTAGCCCGGAACGCCGTCGTCCGTTATGCGACATGGTGGAAGTGATTGCGCCGACTAAGCGCGATTATCAAATCAATGCCATGTTAACGATACTTGATGGCTATCGCGAAGACATTGTGAAAACCAAAGCCCGTGATGCGCTTCAACTGTATTTATCCGATAAAACCAAGAAACTCGGCATTGATGTTGTGCCGTCCGCTATTATCAGCGCATTGCGTGTCGATGGCGTGTATGACGTGAATCTGATTGCCCCGGCAAAAATCATCGTAGGTGAAACCGAATGGGCAAACTGCACCGCTATCAATATTGAAGTCGCACCGGAGCGTAGCAATGGCTAATTTGACCTATGCGGACATCATTGAATGCGAGACCAAATACAAGGTTTTGGCGGATTTAAGCGGGCGCATGAATGGATTGGATAAAAGCAAAGTGATGACAACACTCGTCGAATTGCTTGATGATGAATTTATCCCATTACTAGCAGAAAAATGGAGCGTAACGGGTTACGACGGTTCATTTTTAGCCGAAAACGACCAATCCAAACGTAGTTTAATCAAAGCAGCCATTGAACTGCACCGGTACAAAGGTACGCCTTGGTCGATTCGTGAAGTGTTGCGCCGTTTAGGTTTTGGCGAGATTGATATCGACGAAGGATTAAAAACACGGATTTATGAGCATAAATTTGTGCAGACCATACCGTTAAGTGATAAATGGGCTTATTACGCCATTCGACTGAATCAACCGATTACTAATGACCAAGCGCAACAACTACGTAAGATTCTGCGTAATTTCGCCCCTGCACGTTGCACATTAGCTGTACTGGATTATAAATCCGTACCGCTACGTTACAACAACAAAGCCAGTTATAACGGCAGTTATAACCACGGTTCAAACTAGATTTAAACCTCATTTTTTAAAGGATAGTTATGGCTAATTTAAAAGAACAAGAAAAGTGGGAAGAAGGAATTTATCAAATTGAAGAAAACGATCCTGTGCTTGGCGGTGAGAATGGCATTACAAATAAACCCATTAAACAACTCGCCAATCGTACATTATGGCTTAAAAAGGCATTAGAGCTATTTGGTAAGAAATCTGCACCGAAAGACCTCACTGCGAACAGTACAAGCACCGCCGATGAATCCGGGCATAGTCATAAATTACCGGTAGGCTCAACCACTGATAAAGGTATCTGACAAGCAACAAGCGATACTGGCATTGATAGTGATGGTTTGGTATTGACAGCAAAAGCGGGGAAAAAACTCGCTCAACAAACAGCACAATTACAGTTAAATGTCTCGCAAAATTACATTCCCAACAGCAAGAAATCCTCTGCAGTAAATAGCAATAGTGCAGACATAGTTGCAACCAGTGCTGCGGTTAAAACGGCTTATGACAAAGGCGTGGCCGCCGAAGAGCTTGCCAATACAAAATGGGCAGCAAAATCAGCAACAGAAACAGAGCCAGGTATCTTGCCAATATCGCACAAAACAGATGGAGCAGATAAAAACAAATTTGCATCTGAATATGCGGTGGGCGAGGCTGCTAAAAAAGGCTTGCCTTTAGGTGCTATTGTGTCATTTCCACGTGCGGTAACTAACCCCGTCGGTTTTTTACGTGCTGATGGTTCGACGTTCAGCCAACAAACTTTTCCTGATTTGTATCAGGTGTTAGGCAACAGCAACAAACTCCCTGATTTAACCCGTAGCGATGTAGGCATGACTGCTTATTTTGCCGTGGATAACATTCCCACTGGCTGGATTGCCTTTGATGAGATTGCCACACAAGTTACCGAGCAACGTTATCCAGAGCTATACCGTCATTTAGTCGCTAAATACGGCTCCATTTCGGCTGTGCCGAAAGTTACGGATAGATTTATCCGTAATGCGGGCAATGGACTCTCTGTGGGGCAAACACAAGAGGATGAATTCAAGCGACATACACATAAAGTATTCTCATCCGAACCAAGTCATAGAAGTGCGCGCATTGAAGGGCTGCAAAATGACAATAATCTACTTGATGCGGGTCTAGTTACTGCAATTGGCGATAATGAATGGCGTGATAACGGTTGGATGACACCTGATGTTCATTCCAACTTTGCAACAGGTGGCAATGAAACCCGCCCTAAATCATTAATCCTCAAACTATGTATCAAGGCCATTAATAGTTTTGATGATGTCGTCTTTTGGGTTAAGTCCCACGGCGAGGTAACCAATGCTGGTGCGCTTGATGCAGGGCGATTAGCACAAGGATTACAAGACAAAGCTGACCGCAATCATATGCACACTGCTAGCCAGATTACGGATTTTAATCAGGCTACCTCTCAAATTATTAATGCTGCAATTAACTATCAAAAAATCGGTGATTTTGAGGTGCGAAAATATCCCGATGGGACAATGATTCAAACTTGCCGCTTCACGCCGCCGAATAATCGTGTTGGTGCGCAAGATAAAAAATTTACATTTAATTGGGCGGTGGCGTTTGCTGAAAAGCCAAAAGTATGGATACAACATAATACGCATGAGAGTAGCGGTTTCGGTAGTTTAGATTTAGTGGCAGAAAACGTCGAGAATGAATGTACTGCAACAAAAGAAACATTTTGGGTTTGGGAGTGGTATTACAACAACCATCTGATTAGTTTTGATTTTTTCGCAATCGGGAGATGGAAATAATGGCAATCTATTACAAAGACGGCTTTTTTGATGATACTGACGGCGGCTTCGTGCCGGATGGGGCAAAAGAAATCACTGAAGACACGCACCGCACTTTGCTAGAGGGACAATCCGCCGGAAAGCAAATTATCAGCAACAAAAAAGGCGAACCCGTTCTAGTTGATGCGAAGCCAAGTGCGGCACACGTGTTAAATCTTGACACGCTAAAATGGGATATTTCACCCGAAAAAATGACCGCACTTTTGGCGGAAACGCAGAATCAACTTATTGCAAATATCGACTCTCACGCGGCCATGATATACAGCACATGGACACGTTTTGAAAGTGAGTACCGCGAGCGCCAAGCGGCCGCAGAAGCCTTTAAAGCCGCAAATTATGAGGGCGAGTGCAGTCGATATATCACCGATTTTGCTAAACGTGCCGGGCTTGATAACAAGGCTGCGACAAATCTCATTTTGACGCAAGCGGCGGGGCTCGAAAAACTGCAGGTCGAATTAGCAAATCAACGCATGCGCAAGTATGAGCTAAAACAACCCAATATCACACTTGAGCAACTGCAATCAATCCATGACGACATTATTAAACAAATGGATAGTTTAATGGAGGCTTACAACA